ATGATTATAAAAATTTTATAGGAAAAAAATTTGGTAGTTTTATTGTAATTTCACCTACAGAAGCTATGTACAATTATTTAGATAGACCTATTGAAATATCCCAATGGAATGTTAAGTGTAATTGTGGTAATTTTGATAAAAAATCATACCAAAAATTAACAAATAAAGATTTTTCAAGACATTTAATGTGTAGAGAATGTAATCAATTAGATCATATAAAAAGAAAAGAATATTTTTCAATTAATGGATGTTATCCAGATGATTCGGTTAGCATGATTTAAACAGGTCGATTATCAAAGGCATCAAAGAGCGTAACTCTAGGAGTAACATCTTCAAAGGGAATAACTCCAGATGATGAAGGAACACAACAAGGTGGAGTAGTTCCTGGTTGATTGAGATTAGCTAAAGAGAAAGCGTTCCACGTTGACGTGTCAATATTAGTCGTAATACTGTTACTCGTAATAGCAAATACTCTTGACCTAAGCTTGTTAATTTCATACATGCCAAACGCTTGCTCTACTCTGAATCCTACAATTTCACCTACAGTAAACTCATGATCTGCTGTGAATGTAACCACTGCATTTTGTTCATTTGTTATAGCTGAAATAAATGATAAACTAGGATAAAAGTTAACGGTTGCCACGTAATTTCCTATCTTTGAATCCTAATATAGGGTAATAAATTGGTGTCTTATCTTCCGTTTCACCTGCTTTATAGAAGCCAAAATGATCAAGTCTTTCTTTTTGATAAGCAATAATGTCTTTAAGTAGTTCTTTTGAATATTTAGAAGCATTTTCTAAGATGTTTGGAAATTCTGTTCTATGGGGTAATGACCAACAAAATAACGTTTCTTGGCTTTTTGGATCTGTCCAAAATACATGGGTATTTTCTTCTGGATAAGGTCTATATTCTTGCCTCAATACACGTCTTAACATGGTATTTTTTAACATGAGATCTTTTTTTTCATGATTGACAATATAATAAGGTCTATCTTCAAAAGGATTACTTGCTATAGCCTCGTTTAAATCATCTACAAGCTGGGGCATAATCGTTCTGACCATATCCCCAACCTGTACACGTTCTTTTGATCTAGCAGCTAATTGAGCAATGGTGCCAACTGTATCTCTATCGGCATAACCACTCTTAGTCATATCTATTGCCTTTAAACGGTTGTTTACGAATTTGAGCGGCTTCTTTAGTCATCATCTTATCTTTTCTTGCCATATATTCATTAGCTTTACCCATCATAGCACCGGCAAATTCTTTTTCGCCTGGTTGATAGTCTTTGTCTGACATACCGGCTTGTTTCTTCATATTGTCCATATTTACTCCTTAGCCGTTAGGCTGATTTATTTTCTTTCATTCCATAAATTTTTTGCTACTTTTTCGCCATTTTCATCATCTTCACAAGCTGTTGATCCCATAGCTCCGCAATTACATTGTATTGCATATCCATAATCAGAACCTTGTTGATAAACTTGATTTGACCCACAAAAAGGACATGGTTTTAATTCATTCATTTTTTCTTACTTCTAACATCTGTTACAAATTTAACAAAATCTTTTCTATTTTCTTTCGTTGGTTTTTGAGCTTTTAAAACAGGACTTGATTTATCAACTTTTTTTAAAGAAAGTGATAATTTTTTTTGCTCTTTTCTCATTGGTTTTGGTGTTGCTGCCATCTTTATCTCTCTTTATAATTTTAATTTTAATTATGCTACATTCATTTGATTTTGTCCAGTCGTAGGCGTGACTGATGCTTCTGGTTGCAATGCATTCAATATATTTAGTTTCTGTTCCAGTTGCGTTAAATCCATACCGTCAAGTTCTTTTATTGCTTTCAATAGATTCAATAATGACGCTGTATCTTCTGTATGGGCACGCTTAAGCTTGTCTTCTGCTACTGCCATATCAGTACTGATTTTTGCAATTCTCTCTTTACCTAAACTATCTTGTGAGCGTGCATATGACATCTTAGTCTCATTATCAACTTGCATTTGCTGCATCTGCATTTCAGACATTTTCTGTTGCTGTTCTTGCATTGCTTTTTGTCTTTCTTGCATTTTCTGAATGATACGATCCTTATTCTGTATCGTCATCACTTCAACTATTTCTTCTGCCGGGAATACTTCACCGAATCTTTGCTGTAGTTCAAATAGTTGTGCAAGTTCTAATTGTTCTTGTGTCTCTGTCAATACACCCTTAACAACCTTTGCGCCGTAATTAAAGAATGCTTTGTCGTCAAATTCAGGTGTTGGATCTTCACCTATCACTTGTTTTACTTTGCCATATGACCAAAAATGTTGGATCATTTGTACTATAATATCACCACATTCTTGCTGTGATTCATCGAAGTTATCAAAGTATTTCTGTAATGTTGTTAAACCAGCTGATTGACGTAACATAGAAAGAACGCCTGCTTTATCATCTACAGCAGCACCTAATAATTCCTCATTGACACCTGATATTTCTCTCATTACTTGCTTTAGCATATCTTCCATTTGCAACATCACCGGAGAAGGTGGAATGATTTGCATAGGTTGCACGTCATCCATGCTGTATTGTGGCTTATCGCTGATAACTAAAACACGACCATTACCAACGTTTAAACTATCGTCTGGAGTAATTAAAGCACCTTTCTTAACTTTCAAACCTTGTTGCTGTGAGGCCAATATATCTAAATCGGTAACTTTTCTAACGTTGAAAAGGTATTGAGCATCTCTCATATCCCTTACCATGCCCTTAAATTTGTAGCTTATGTAAGGGGTGTCTGGATTAAAATTTCCGTAAAAACCAACGTAAGGGTATCTATCAATGCCATATGGGCGTTGTTCATCACTCATCACACGGCCATTAATCAAGATGGCACGGCTAACCGTTTGTTTAGGTTTACGAATCAGCTTTAACTTGCCTTTAAACTGCATCATAATAACGCGGATATCTTCCTCATCACCGAAGATTTCTTTTACTTCTTGTGTTGTCTCATCTACAGCGTAAATAGCTTCTCTTGTCGATAGATACCAATATTCATCAATAGCCATTAAATGTTTAACTGTTAACCCAAAATTTTCAGGCATATAAAAAAACTTGTCATCTTGAGCGTTGAATGCAGGTGTATTTTCTATTTCTTCTGCGTGATCAGGATATAGGAATTTAGCTTCTTCTTTGGAGAAATATTGTCTTGAGTGAATGTATCTGCAATCGGAAAGATCTTTTTGTCTAAAGAATGGATCAATCATGATAGATTTGAAATCGACATATCTTAGGCGGATATCTGGAGATACTGGATCAGTAGCATAATCAGGAAATATAGAAACTAACCCAAAACCTGTGACGAGAGAGCCTCTCTCAAATGCATCAGAATAAACACCGTAGCCATTTGTCTTATGAACGTGAAATAGACATTTAGTGAGTTGATCTGCTGTCTTTTGAACAGGTGATTTTACAGGGATAACAATAGTAGATTTACGATTGCGTCTTTGGTGTCCTGTTACCATCATAACGCTTGAATGTGTCAAGTTGAAATTAAACATCCTACGTTTCTGATGCATGCCTGTAGGATATAATGCAGACCACATATCAGGATCACCAAGCCACGTTCTTTCGTCTAGATCTGCCTGACCCCATTGTACTTGTAGATTAGTTATAGAGTCAGTGTAATTAGACTGAATCATCCTTTTTATGTCGCCATCTACTTGCGTACCAGGAAAAAAAATCGGATCATTATTTCTAGGCATTAAACACCATTATATTTTTTATTTCAAAATAACAGTGTCAAAGGTTTAATTCAATTAATCTTTTTGAGAGCCAAGGTTACAAATGAATATTAGTTCCTCTTCATTTTTTACAAGTATTTCTTCTCCATACCAGTCATTCTTCTTAGCCATAGGTCTTACCATTGCGATAATTCCTTTTAACTCAAGCATCATAGCATTGAGACGCTTCATGTTATCTTCGCATTTTGAATTTAGGTCGTCTAATTTTTCATACATTTTAAGGTGATTGGTTATATTTTTTTGAAAAATCTCTTCATTTTTATCTATAAATTCACAGTAAGGACAAGTCCAAGTTTTACCATCTTTTCTATGAATTAAATCCGTTTTATTGCAAATGTCACATTTCATTAAAAATGTTCTATTTCTAATGATAAGTTCAGGATCAATCATAATTCAACCATAGCCATTATGTCTTCTGCTTCTGCAAGATAGAATGTCTTATCGCCTTGCGTAATCAATCGTGGTTGACTGCGTAGGTAAATCAACGTATCATTATGAATATTATCACCACCTGATATTACTTTATAAATCTGCGTGTCTTTATTTGATCCCGGCAATAATATTTTGCCTTGTTCTTTTGTAATACTAAAAGTTTCGAGTAAGATAAATTCATTTCTAGGTTTTATTTTCATTCTACATTCCCCAATATGAGTGTATTGCTTTTATGTCGTCATCAGGTCTTGAATTTGTATCAAAACCGATAGATTTTATTCCTTGCGCACAATATCTAAAACTATCTGCCCCATGTGACCATCTGTCATGTAACGGCTCATTGTAATAGACCTTTAAACTTTCATTCCATTTCTTACGATAGAAATCTAGACATTTAACACCAGCAGCGCATCTTTTCGAATCGAAGCTACATAGCGGTAATATACTTCTAACCGCCTGTATCCCTTCATCTATTCCTTTACGTGGAACTACAGTCATTTCATAACCAAAATCTCTAGCTGATTGCATTCTATCAACGCCACTTGTAAATTCTTTATTTTGCATGTCATGAGGCACAAAATGAGTACCATATTCTATGCTATTTTCAGACTTAAAGTCATTAAGATATTTGATATAATGCCCTAGTCCTTCGCCATTGTTTTCATAGTAGTTGATAAAATTATACGTGCCATTTCGTAAAGCCTGAAAGAAGAATATAGAAGTACTATCACCAATACCGATATCCCAAGAAGTATGAACAGGAAGATCAGGAATAATCGGAAGGCTACATATTCTATCATCATCTCTAGCTTTTTGAATAAGCTTACCATAATATGAACCCTCTGCACCACGTTTAAAGGAACAAAAATACTCTTGTTGTATGAAATCTTCGGGTACACCTTCACGTCTTAACTGCTCTATATCTTCTTCATTTAATGTGCCAGCATCCTGTACAGTAACAAGGCTAGAAAAATAATGTTTGGGATCACTTTTAGCATAATTGAATAATTCATAGAAATGATTTTGACCATTGGGTGTAGATATAAATATTGCAGTTCCATTATTCTGCTTTACACGTGGCTCTAAGGTACGCCATGATTCGGGGTCCATAAAAGCATACTCAGATAGAATAACAAAAGATGGATTCATACCCCTAGCTCTCATAGCATTCTTACCGTCTAATCCCATAAGACAATATATAGAGCCATTTTCAAGTGTAATCATCATCTCTGATGAGTTCTTATTACGAATTAACTGTTCTGGTATATGATCTAGATAAGCCATAGACTCGCCATCATGCGTCATATGTACGCTTTTCCAGATAGCTCGTTTAGCTTGATTGTAGTTTGGGAAACAATGTAGATATACTCCCGGAACTTCCATTGCTTTTTTTATGAGATAATTAAGAGCAAATAAATCTTTTCCCAGCCCTCTGGCCCACGTGATTACGGCTCTCTTTATACCTGAATCCAATGATTCCATTGCTTCAAGCTGATAATCTCTAGGTTCAAATTTATGTGGAAGGGTTATCTTTAACTTCGGTTTCTCTGACAATTGATTTATCTTTTAAGTGGTTTGCGTAGGTGATTGTTTCGACAAGTATATCTGCTGTATCTCTTAATATATCTTTTCGAAGTTGAGCTTCAAATTTCTTGTTTTCATTTTCTTCTTCGACTAAATTACGATCATAAAGACGTATATATCTTTGACCGAAACCGTCTTTCATAATACCATTTACACATTTAACAGATAATGCCGCTTGTGCTTTTTCATAATATGGGCGAAACTCATCGGTTTTTATCAATGCTTTCCAGTCATTTCTTAATATTCCCTGCTTTAGTGAATACCATTGTTGAAAAAGACATCGCCATTCTTTTGTTTCTTCTGTAACCCATTTAACTAGGTCTTCACCGAGTTCAATGCACCTTTCTGGCGATGGTGAGCTTGTGCGGGGTCTTCCCCCCACTAGGTTTCTTGCTTCTATCATACTCGTAAAGTAATAAATTTAATGATAGTAAGCAATCTTTTTTCTTGCTTTCTTTGTGTTATTTTGTTATATTGTTATTTGCACAACAAAAAGGAAGAGACGAAAATGAAAGTTTGGACGCAGGAAAACAAAGAATTATTAGAAGATTTCTTTTCACAAGATTCACAGCAATACCCTATTAATGAATGTGCACCTCCTCAAGAAAAAGCACTTTGTATATTTTCTAAAGGTCGACTAACATTAGAAGAATGTGATGAATTACTACAAATGCATTACTCTGATTTATCAGGTGAATGTGACAGAGAAGGATTTTGTGAATAAAATGAAACAAGATGAAAAAATGATGGTAGCATTTAGGCTACATCCTGATTTACACAGAAAGATAAAGCTATTTTGTCTAGAAAAAAGCATCAAGATGCAGGATTTTTTGAGTAAAACAATTGAAGAGGCGATGAAAGATGAACCCTGAATATCAAATTACACAATTTGAAAAACATATAATTGAAGCTGTTCACACATCAATAGATGTGATGATATCGCGGAAGGTTGATGATAATGAGTTTGAGCTTTGTGAGAGATGCATTTTAATTTTTATTGATTATGCAAGAAGGAAAAATAAGAAACAGACGGTAAAAAATGAAAATTAATATGAAAAATAGACATGTGGTAGATCGAAATACATTTCAAAACTGGTTAGAAATAGTAGTAAATAGAGCTATAATATATTCAAATAATTTAGATTCTTTGGTGGATAAAAGAAGGTATGAATCAGCTTTGGAATCTTTTACAGATTGGTTTTTTGAAAAAGAAAAGGAAGACAAATAAAAAAAGGGATAGTGTTTTTTGCCACTATCCCCAGAGGTAACCAACCCTAACCTAACAAAAGGAAGCTATATGAAAAATGAGAAATTTTCATGTACTTACTTGACTTATAGCTAAACGGTAAATATTGTGTAAGAAAAAAATTGAGGTTGCATGTTTGATTTCGACACAAATTCGCTAGAATTGGGAAAAATACTTATAAATGTTATACAAGAAAATTACGGAAAAAAGGCAGAAACTATGGATGAAGAACAAGAAAAATATATCGTTGGCGAATTAAAATCTAAAATTGCATCTTTGGAGTCTAGAAAATACAATTTAACTTTACAGGTTGCAAATGCAGGTAATAGACTTTGGGAAGTGATGCAAGAATTAGATAAAGCTGAAAATGCACTTGAGAGTTTATCGGATGAAAAAGACATAAATGAGCACTGATCAGGAACTTTATGAATTTAATCTTTTTCGAAAAAATCTTGATAAGCATTACCTTTTCTGATAAAACTTGATCGACAATTTACTGAATGTGTTTAAGACTTTAACTTGTCTTACTTTAATCGACATCGTAGCAATCTTGCTACGGTGCCGGTTGATTTGATAGCTTGAACTAGAAAATTTTCATAATCAACTATAATTTTATTCTTGACTTATTTCTTAAAAATAATAAAATGTTGTCACTATTGCTGATATGATACATCAGATTTATGGCGATATGGCAATCGTGCTATATCGTCATTTTTTTTAGTTATAGCGAGTTATAATGGGTTATAGCGACTTTCTGCTATAACTTTTTTTTATGCCTCCATAGTTTTGTTGGTAAAACGTCTCTGTACCAAGGGAAGTCATCGGTTCGATTCCGGTTGAGGGAAGAAAAGTTTATGGGTATAGTACCTGATAAGATCGCAACTTGTTATTTCGGACTAAGAAGTAAACAATTCGAGAGGGGGATACCCCTCTTTTTTTACAACTTCCCTTCAATTGAAAATTCTTCTTTCATCCCATCTTTTTCAAAATCAATACTACCGTGTAAACTTAAATCTTTGAGAACAGATGCACAAGATGATAAAACCATTGCTAAAGCACAAAACACAATAATTTCAATAAAAATCATACGCATAAAATATCCTTTTGTGTATACTTATTCTAACACTTATCAAATGTGATGATTAAAATGAATATAGAATTAACAGAAGAAGAAAGAGAATTTCTAGAAAGGTATTGTTTTAGGGCTTTAGAATTTTCAAAATTAGGATTAATAAACGCAATGCTTCCGAATAAAGAAGAAGATTTGGTTAAAATTCAAGTTTTATTGGAAAAATTAAAGAAATGAGCGCATGTAAAGTTGAAAGCCTTGAGTTGCAAAGGGCGTTTTTTGCAACTGTAGATCAGTCGCACATAAAACATATTAAGCATGAAGTACAGTATGATTTTTGGCTTGAATCAAAACAAAGTGAAGTGGAGATGCTACGTAAAGAATTGGCTAAAGTTTCAGCGTCAGGTCATGCGGTCAGAAGAGGTACTTACGCAATGATAAATGAGCAACGCAAAAAGATTGAAGAGTTGGAAAATAGGTTGATTCACATTGAGAGAGGGTTATGTTATGGAAAATAAAGATTTGATTCAATATGAAAAGATTATAACCTTAAACCTCGAAATCTTTCCTATGATTAATGAATGCACAGATCGACTTTTTTGTTACATTAAAGATAAGTGCAAAAAAGATAATGAAACACTTCATTTTTTTCAGATAAACTATACAAATTCCGAACGGAATTCATTCGGTAAAGACTTAAAAATTAAATGGGCTGTGACAAAAAATGAATCCTGAATTACAACAGTAAAACCCGAATCACAACAAATAGATCTGAATCGCAACATTAAAACATCTGAATTTTTAGCAGTGAGAAATGACGAAAAAGATCTGAATGATTGATTTTCAACATCTGAATAGACCAACAAAAGTGTTAATTATTGGTGATCAGGGGTGGCTAGATTAATCCCAAGTTATCATGCTTTTGATATACTCATAATTTTCGAGTGCTTTTTCATTTGAATCTGAAAAAAAGTCTAAATAATTTTCTCCATTATCAAAATGAAAAGTTACTTTATCGTTTTTAAGTTGAATGCAATGTACTTTCTTTAAATCCACGTAAGATTGGTTATTTGTGCCAGCATCTAAATTTAAGAATCTCTTATCTATTTTCTTTTTCCAAAACATTATTTGCCTTAATTATTTCAATTTCCATGGCACATTCATATTTCTCGCCTTTCCTTTGATCATATTCAACGCTGATTCGTTTATCTGAATCTGCTTGACCAATTGCCTTGCCTGGAACTAAAAGTGAAGCAACACTATCCAGAATGAATTTAAATGCCATTGGCAAATTATCATGCTGATCAAGTTTTCTTGGTGATATTCTTGTGAGTATTATTTTGCAAGGTAGCATTTCAGGAGTAACCACATCTTTTAACATACAGTATATAGCTATTTTTTGTTTCTTGTGTCTAGCCGCTTTCTTAGTCCAGTGATCAGTGTTATTGGCTTCGTTGTAAACTTTAATAGGAAGTTTGATTTTCATGAATTATCTTCCTGAAACTTTTCTACGATGTCCATGACTTTCTTAAAACCTGCGCCAAGAGTCTTTAATTTGAACGTAGTGGTTTTTTTAGCGTGATGCATGGTGAAAGTAAATCCATCGCTCGTTTCGCTTACATCAACGCTTATATTGAGTTTCATGATTTTCCCTAAAGTCAGCAACAGGATTCGAACCTATATCTTTGGATTACAGCCCAACATTTTCAAGACTTCACAAACGTACGGTATGCAAAGATTCTCTTGTTCCATTTAAACTATACCGACAATTTCATTGTACAGGATTTAGGTCACTTATCATACAACAAAAATGAGTTGCTCGACTTTTTCGTGCAAGTGGTAAGTACTACTTACTAGTTCATACTACTAAAATGTGTCAAACTCTGTAAAATTAGTAATTGGCAACTCTACAAAATAGCCGTTGATCATTCTATTGACTCTTTCTTTTTCTGCTTCCTTCTCTTTCATATCTTGAAAAATAGGCTCTGGCAGTTCTTCATATAGATTATAGCTTGGGGGTATTGGGTTCATTATGCATACCATTTGTCGATAGATTCAAAAGCTAATGTTATTTCTGGATCATTTATATATTCTAAAAGTAGGTCATCAGCTTTAACATGATTTACTTCCTCGTCACCTTCATCGCATTCACTCAGAGCTTTTAAAAGTTCTTCTTTAGTCATTTTCTTCCCTTGATTATAAATATAAATAGTCCACCCAAACAACCGCCGATTATGCTTGAGATTATTGTAGTGATGCT